GGAGATATCGTCACGTGCCGCAGCCAAAGATATCAAATGCAACTTACCACACGCATCACCGGATTTGAGCACCGGATAGAAAAAAATGTATCGAAAATATATCTGATCTTGGGGGAGCCCACGATCACAGCGATAGGAGAGATGAGATTATGGCTCAGCTAGGAATACCGATCAACGGGCATACATATGATGCCAACACAGCCGGTAGATGGATATATGGGCGCACAAATGGCATATTCAGTTCGGACACCGATCTTATAGTGACGCCTGGAGGTGGGATGAATGTCAACATCTCCACAGGCGCAGCGTGGATGACGCCATCTAAATTCTTGGGGATATGCTACACGAATGATGCGGTTGAGGTATTGACGCATCAGCTAGCCGGCAACACGCTGCCCCGAATAGACAGAATAGTCGTCCATTGGAATGTCACCGAGGTAGGCACGCATCCATATTTGATGATAAAAAAAGGCACTGAATCCTCAAATCCTGTTGCCCCGTCGATAGACCGCACCGCATCATCGTGGGAATTGGCGATAATGGATGTCAGGATACCGGCAGGAACGCTTGTCATAACGCAAGCCATGTTGACTGGAGACAGGCGGCTAGACCAAAATTTATGCGGAATTGTGGAGAGTGGCATCAAAAGCATACCAACGCAAAACTTATATGATTCATGGTGGGCTTGGTTCTCTGAATTGCAGACAAGCGCAGAAGAAAAGGTGGCAATATTAACGGAATGGATAACAACCTTCAAAAATGAAAATATTGATGGGTTGGAGGAGTGGCTTACTACTTTTAAGGACACAAGCCTTGCTAACATGAATAATTGGTTCAACTCAAACACGTCAAGTTTTGAAGCACAATTCAACTCATGGTTTTCCGACTTGCAGAACACGCTAGACGAAAACCAAGCAACTAATTTATTTAACAGGATAGATCAACATGAGCGATTGACTCTAACAGTCGATACCGTCCACGGAATGCGTCTAAATGAAGGCAGATTTCAGATATTTGATGGCATAGGTTGGCTGACATTAGCAAGAGTCCAACAAGGATTAACTGCAGCTTATGCAGACGAAAAGCAAATGACAGCACTAGAGTTTGACTTATTACAATTAACAGCAAATCAATTTGATAATTTAGTAGAAAGAAGGAATGAGTAAAAATGGCTACATCACTGCAAACAGACAATATTGGATTGGGTATATGGTCTCCATCAGACACTATTCAAACTGCGGATGTCAATTCAAATATGGGAATTCTAGATAAGGAGATTTCAGGCATAAAAGTAGCATCAACAATAGAAGACATAGAGATCACTGTAAATATAGCAGATCTCCAAGCAACTATTGATTCACTTCCGAAGGTAATTAACCACAATGTCATTATTAATGTAAACGCCGGTACTTATGCAGGGGAAATAGTAATAGAAAAGTTTATGGGAGTTGGCACGATAAGCATAATTGGGGCATCAGTATCTGGAGCAACAACCCATAATGTATCCAATGTGATAATAAGGGAAAATACATTGAGGGATTTCAGCGTGGAAGGATTAAGAACGACAACAGGAACGACTTTTTGTTTTCAAATTGAATACAATAGTTCCTTGAGGGTAGTCCTTAATAATAATACGGCAACATCCGGAAGCTCTGCAACCGCAGATAACTACGGAATCCGAGCTTATGCGACTAGTTTGGTGTTCGTCAATAACGGAAATGTATTTTCAAACAAAAATAGGGCGATATACTGTGCATATGGGAAAATTATCACGAACAATAATTCTGGAACTGGTAATAATATCGCATATATGGCAAATAATGGGGGTGCAATTCATCAAATGACCAGTGCGGCCACCTTGACCGGAACCACGCTAAACACAAGAAGTTCTGGAGGGTACATAATGAAAGCCGATGGTACTTTTGTATAAATAATGATAAATAAACCCAATACGAAAAGGAGAAAAATCATGAAACTAAATTTACCAGTGAGATTAAAAAACCCAATTTTTATTTTTCAGCTGATCTTGGCGATTTTGACGCCAATCTTGGCTTATGCCGGATTGACGGCCCAAGATATGACGTCATGGGGTGCCGTAGGCAGTCTGTTAATAGGAGCGGTAAGCAATCCCTATGTGCTGTCGCTAGTCGTTGTAAGCGTGTGGAATGCGCTGAATGACCCCACGACAAGCGGGGTATCAGATAGTGATCAGGCACTTACGTACACGGAACCCAAGAGCGAGTAACCGCTCTATTTTTATGCAAAGAAAGCGAGGATAAGAATGGAAAAATATTCAAGTGAAGCACTTAAGAAGGGAATCGCCCCCGAAAAATCCGTCGATGAAATGACGGCAAAGGAAATCAGGGCATTTCAAGATAGCCTAGACCCAGACATGATGGGTTTTGACGGTCATGAAGGAATGGTGACAGAGGATGCTTAATATCAATAAAAATCTATCAGTCATCAACTACAATGCCGGCAATATCTCAAGGGTAAAATATATTGCCGTGCACTACACCGCAAACAATGGAGACACGGCGTATAACAACACTGCCTATTTTAAGTCCACTTATAGGGGTGCATCAGCAAATCTTTTTGTTGATGAAACATCCATTTGGCAATCAGTGGATGATAAAAATATTGCATGGCATATCGGAACATCAGGCAAATATTATCACGCATACGCAAGAAATAGCAATACGATAGGCATTGAGATGTGCAGCAGGATTGGTTCAGATGGGAAATATTATATTCCCGAAACAACGCAAAAGAATACGGCTGAATTGGTCAAATACTTGATGAATAAGTACAATATTCCGATCGCAAATGTCTTACGCCATTATGACGTGACCCATAAGAGCTGTCCGGAGCCCTTCGTCCGGGTACCTTCTCAATGGACTAATTTCAAGGCACTTATAACAGGAGCTACGACAAGCACTGTCACAAGCGGTTCCAGCACGACCGCAAGCGCAGGAACCACATATATAAAGAATAACAGGGTTGGGCTTGTGCAGACAGCCTTAAACACTTCCTATAAGTCCAACCTTATAATTGATAAGTCATGCGGACCAGCTACGCAAAAGGTTATTACGGCGCACAATCTGGCATATTATGGAGGTGTGGAGCCTTATGGCGCATATGTAAAAGTCGTGCAACAGATGCTTAATGACTTAAGTTACAATTGTGGAAATGCGGACGGCTATTTTGGCAAAAAGTCAAAGGCGGCGGCACTGGCATATCAAAAGGCTAATGGACTTAGTGCGGATGGCATTGTTGGGTTAAATACTATGCTGTCAATGCTCAAAAAATTCAATTAAGATAAAAATAGCATATCTGCCGGAATACATTTTAGGCATTCCGGCAGATGGCTAGATAGGAAGTGATAGCATGATATTAGCATCAGGCATAGACCCAGGCACAATAACTTTAATCGTGGCAGTCGTCAGCTGCCTGCTTTCAGTAATCTCCATGACAAGAAGTGGCGGCTCCACCCACGAAAAAGAAGGAGAGAGATGGGGGGCTTTTTCCACGGAAATCAAAGTAGAAATGAAATATATCCGTGGCGATTTGGAAGAGATAAAAGCTGCAGTAAATAAGACGGAGGAAAATTCAGACAATGCGCTCAAAGAGTTGAAGAAATCATTCAAGGACAACGTTTCGTATCTCCATGAGCGGATTGATCAACACTTACGAGATGAACATAATCAAACAATACCAAAGCGTAAACCATAAATAAGGAGATTCGATGAACATCGACGATAAAATTGAAAAAGTAGAGGAAAAGATAGATAACATAAGCCTTGCAACGGAAGTTCTTTGTCACACTAAAGATACTATTAAAAAATTATGGATTCTTATCATAGCCCTGATCATGGCATTGCTGATAACCAATACGTACTGGATTCACAAATTCACCCAATACGATTTTGTCAGCTATGAGCAGACATCAGACGATGGAACAAATAATTTCGTAGGAAGAGATGGTGATATAAATAATGGCAAAACAAATAATTAAGATGAAGAAAAAGAAAAATGGCGCAAAAGGCATGGCCATCAAGAAAAAAAAGAAATGATATTATCATTACGATTGGAGCGGTGCAATGGGCAAACGCTTAAAAATATCAGAGTTCGTCAAGAGCGAGATTCTATATTTCGAGGAAAATTGCAATTTTTTACCGGACGAATCGGAATATTTTAATTTGCGGTCAAAAGGCAAAAGCAACATAGAGATAAGCTTAAAGATGAACGTGTCCGAACGGACCGTGAGCAATCTGTCAAAAGCGGTCATAAAAAAAATATTGAAAGTCATTTAGGGTTACCCAAGATAATTTGGGTAGCCCTTATTTTTTTGCGTAAAAATTGCGGATTACGTGCATTTTATAAGCATTTTGCTTGCAAGTTTTCCCACGGTTTTAACGATAAAATTAACTTATGAATAAAGAATGGATAATTAAAATATTGGAAAATATAGGGCATAGCGAAAAAGATGCCCGTGGGATTTATGACTATTTCGAGTCGAAAAATGATTTGAAGGCATTGGAAAATCTTGTCTTAGCTGAGCAAGTTATCAAAAAAACATAGGAGGTCTTTCATGGCATATGAAGAGAGTTACGCAAGATACAGCGCAGAAAATGTATTTACCGGAATGATCAATGAAAGCGGCGATATTTATAACGCAGGATACCGAGGGGCTACAAGCAAGGTTGGTATAGATAATGAGCGTGAGAACATGCTCTTAAAGCAGATAAGTGAGATGCAGGAGGTCATTGATAATTACTTCAACAAATTGGTCGAGCTAGGGGAAATAGTTCCACAAAAGACACCAGAGGAGATAGCCGCCGAACAGTTGCGGCTAGCGCAGGAGCAAGCCGAACAGCAGGCATCGATCAATAAGCAATTGTTGGAAGCAATCGGCGCACTTAACGCAGAGGTCAAAGAATTGAAAGGAGTTACAGAAAATGGGATGGATAGAAAATCTACTGGGCTTGGCAGAAACACAGTCAGGAGCGATAGCGAAAATGACGGGAAGAAGCCAACATCAAATAAAATCCGCAATACAACAAGGAAAAAAAATGATTCCGAAAGTGATGAACAACCCTGATGCAGGGATTGAAGCCTTAAAAAATGCCGGCGTCGATAAAAACTTCATAAATTCAATGTTTGGCAAATATGGGAAATATGCTGGCAAATTAGGTATGTCGCAAAACTCCTTGAAATCCATGATTGACAAGATTGGTAATTCAGTTGGTTCCAATGATTTGCCTGATTCTAGTCAGCGGAAAAGTAAGCCAAGCAATGGCTTTAATTCGGGCAAATATCCGAAATTATAATGGTCAAACGGCATAAAGCCTTGACATAAATAAAAAATGAAAGGAGTACCAAATTATGGCATTTCAAAATAGCGTAGAAGAAAACATCATGGGCGGTGGAGGCTATGGCTTCGGCGGCTTCGGTGGTGGAAGCTGCGGTTTGATCATCATCGTATTGCTCATCCTGTTTGTTCTATTCAAGGATGATGGCAGAAACCATCATGACGGTTATGCTACGCCTTATCCGGCTTTCGGCGGCGGATGTGGCCCATGCGTGCAGCCTACATACAAGGATGAAAGCAATTGGGAGCAAGATTTCCACATCTGTAAAGAGATTGGAGCAGTCGACAAAGACGTGATCGCACAAGGATGCATGGACAGGGAAGCTACCCATTGCGAAGGCGAAAAAACCAGAGCTTTGATCGAGCAGAATTATATTCAAGACCTGCGTGATACGATTGCAGAGAAAAACGCCGCAATTCAAACAATGAAGGGAGAAGCCTTCACAGAGAGGAAGTTCGACCAACTGTCACAGGCAATCGCTTGCACAAATAATAACATCGATAAGATGTTCTGCAAGACGGATAGTATGATAAGTGCATTGTCTTGTGAACTTCCCAAAAGACCGCCCGTATGGAGCGAGTGCGTAGTTCCGCTCACTAGAGACTTAGATAGGGATTGCAGGGAATTCCCCCGTAGAGGACGTTTTGAAGATTCCTGCTGCTGCTCAGTGTAAGTAATATCAAAACAATTCAGGGTAGTTAAACCTACCCTGAACCTTACAGGAGGTGACAATGTGAATAGCGCAATATTGCCATTGATACTTGGATATCTTGCCGGAAATGAAAAGATGCGCAATCAAGTGATGATCGGGTTGCAGCAAATAGCAGGGCAGGGGATTGACCTGCTGAATGGAGCCGGAAAGACAGGTGATGCCAATGTACCAAGTCAGCCAGTATCCAAGCCAGAGGAATGACAAGCCTGGATGGCTTAATTTTGGGATAAACACCTTCATACTCTTGCTCACGATAGACATTGTTTATCTAAATATCAGGAATGTCCAATTGAACCAAATGAATGTAAGCCTTAATTCGCAAAATGTCAGAAATAATGAAAAGAGCGCAAAAAGCGGAAAAGAAACATTGGAGATATTAAAGCAGATCAACAACAAAATAAAGTGAAGAGTGCATATCCGCACCGTAAACATGTGTGGGTAAAATCCACACTTATTTTTTATTAACAGAAAGGAAGTAATATTATGTTAGATACATATACAAATACAGACCAGACCCTTATCACAGGAGCACCATTGGTGTTTAATACCAATCGAATCCTCACCGGCTGTACGGTGACACATTCAGCCGGAACAACTTCAATCAATTTAAATAAGCCCGGGATCTACATAGTCCATTTTAACGCTGACGCAGCGGAAAGCGGCACTGCCGGCGTGATAACAGTCCAATTATTTGTGAATGGTTTGCTTTATCCGGCAGCAGAAGCATCAGAGGACAGCACGGCGACAACCGATATCGTCAATATGGATTTTGAAACCGCCGTATGTGTCACCCGAGAACATTGCGCATGTGGGAATTCAGTTTCTTTAACTTTTGTTGATACTGGCGTAGGCGCAGTTTTCAGCAATGTCGAAGTCGTCATCACGAAAATATGTTAAGGGGGTATGAATCATGCCTTATGAAGATATGAGAAAAAACCCAATGAATGCCGAAATGAAGATTCCAGATATCTTAATGGAGATAGATAAGGTTTTATTATGGCATAAGTGTTTTAATGACAAATCGATGAAGATGTGTCAGGCGGCAGGATTTAATGGATTTAAGCGTCTTCACCGCTATAACACACGATGTTTTTTAAATTGGCATCTATGTTTAGAAAACGAAGCTTATGACAAATTCAGGTTCACCCTTGATACCGAATATGAGGATTTCAATTATTCCACAAGCGGGTTGATCGACCATCTTAAGAATTGGGATATGAAGCTAGGCAAGGACATAGAAAAGCTTGCCATGTTCAACAACGAGTACCGGATGCTTGCAGGAGTAGGTAACAAGACAGCCAAAAAAGCGTTGAGAAAGATGACTAAAAACCACGAGAAAGCCGGAAGGTGGTACCGCAGATTCGAGGAAACAAAGTCCATGCATGATCAATACGATCTAGATGGAAAAATCCATGAGAAATACAAGAAAAAAGAAGAAGGCAAAAAGTAGGCGGTGGTCTTATGAGCAGAAAAACATGGCTTGAAGATATCAAAACTTTTATTCCAGAGTTGCTAGACGGTGAAGCTAATGAGAAGAACGCAATATTATTGAATGCGTTATATGACCTACAGGGGCATCTAATGGCCGAAGATGATAAAGATATTGATCAGTCAGACAAAATGCCCCAAATGGAAGAATCAGGGGCTGACATGGGTGTGAAAAATGAATGGATAATCAATCAGATATCGAAAGAGCTGAATGATGCCAACACATATTATGAAAAATGGTTAGAGACAAAAAACAAGGAATATAAAAAGATCGCTTCTGACGAATTGCAGCACAGTGAAATACTTGTCAAGATCGCTAGGGAAGATGGATTGCCAGATGCAGAACTGCAAGATCTTAGGACACGCCACAATATTTTGTTAGCCAAATTACATTAATTATAAAAAAATAGACTCTCTTATATGGGAGCCTATTTTAATTGATATTTCAATTGTTTTTATTTTTCCACTTTTCAAGAACATCCATAGCTTGATCTAAATCCGAAAACGTTCCGAGGTCAAATTGCTTTTTGGTCTCAAGATCATATGGGCGGACACGCCATTTCCTACGGTCTTTAGACCATATGATTCCTACAATTCCTGAATCCTTTGCTTCATCATATGCAGCCCTATAAGCTAACATCTTTTTATTTGCTTCCTTTGCTTTCTCTGGATTTTTCTTTTTCCATTCCAAAGATTGTTGGTTGTCTATCATTTTTAGATGTAAATCGGCACATTTAGGGCAAAATCTTTGCACTCCTGAATTTCTAATAATTTTTTCGCCACACATCTCACACATCATGGCATCACCTATTTTGACCGCCATGCCTTTTCTTTTGCGTTCATAATGTTGCTGTTTGGCTTTTCGCTTACGGGATTCCCTGCATTCAGGGCAATACCACGCATGAGGACCACCCAAAAACGCAACATTGCATTCCCTGCAAGCACGTGAAAGCATATTATTATTTCTCTCTATGGGCTTGAATTGATCGGCCTTTTCTTTAGCTTTAGCCTTTCGCAATTCAGCAGTTAGGCATCCACAACTCATAGTTTTTCCGGCGATTAAGCTGTCAATGCGCACAGCAATGCTATTGCCACAGCTGCATTCGCATTCCCAATATGATCTCTTATCTTTATGAATATATTTCTTAGCAATTAACCGGCCAAACTTTTGGCCGGTTATGTCTTTCGCCTTATTCATTTGATTCTCTCGTGCATAATTCAATGTATATGGACTCCATGTCACAATCGCCGCCTGCTTCAAATTCATCAAAGCTTTTTGGCTCTTCTTCATTTTCCTCACATTCTTCTAAGTATGCTTGATATTCCCTCTCATGTATGGCTGTCAATTGCTCTTGTGTGAGGTGTCTTCCTGTGTCGGCATTTATATATTCAATGCCCTCTTTCAATAATTTTTCTAACTCTTTCGTTGTGTAATCTTCAAATGTATTCATTACTTGTTCCTCCTTGTTTTAACTTATAACTAATTATAACATAGAGTATGCGCAATGTCAATAGATTGTAGACTAAAATATTGCACAAAATTAAAAATAAATTTTATATACATCTTACAAATCAGTTTTTATAAAGCATTGATTATATCTTCTATGTTTTGGCTGATGCTTTTGCCCGTGTCCTGCCGCATCCTCTCAAGCCTTGCCTTGATGTCCGGAGACACGGTCAGGTTCAGGGCCACTTTGCTGCCATGAGTCTCTTCTGGATCTCCGAACTCCTTTATGTAATGGTCACCCGTCAAATGCTCCTCACTCCATGCCTTTGCTTCGTCTAAGGTGTATGGTCGTATCTCTTCGCCACCACCGCCGCTGTTGCCGGACCACTTGGCGTATTTAGATAAGGCGCCACCCTCGCCGTGTATGAAGTACTCGCCCGTCTTTTTCTTGTAAAGGACCTCCTCGTAGTAGGTGCGGTCGGTCGGCAGATAGCCGTTATCCCATTTGCCGACCAAGGCGGCCGTGTCCGTGTTGTAAAGCAGTCCTCTTATCACTTTCTTCATCCTTGCATCCTCCTATATTTGATTATTTGAGCCATTCCGACGTCTCGGCGTTGATGTCGTCATACTGGCCGACAACGTAGCGTTCGTTCTTAAGATCGTAATAACCGGCTTTATAGTTGCCTTTATATTTTCCGTGTAATGTGTAGCAATCAATTCTTAAGACAATTCTGTCTTCCTTCTCGACCGCCCTCGCCTTCCTTTCTGCGCCGAGGTTGATGTGGTAATCGCTCCATGCCATATCATTTAAATTCTCCACCATCTTGTCAATCATTGCTTTAATCTCTTCGTTCATTTTATTTTCCTCCTTGTTTTATTCTATAACTAATTATAACACAGACCATGCGCATTATCAATAGATAATAGACTAAAATATTGCATAATAATAAGATATTTATCTGTGCGAAATTGACAAAATAGCTTAAAAAGGAATTTTCTGCTTAATCTGTTGGCACATTTTTACGATATCTAGATCGTCTAAAGGCTCCAACCCGTGCCGCTTGCGCTTCGTGACATTTTGATAGTACAGTTGCGCATATAATTTATTATATGCTTTACGTCTTATTTCTGCATCAATCTTATCTTCCGGAGTCTTTCTTTTTTTCTTTGGCTTTGTCTTATTTTTTTTAACAATCTTGACATAACGTCCAGAGTCATATTTGATTCTTGCCGTCTTCCTTGCGATACGTTCGCATTCTTTACTGCAGTATTTGGTCTTTAACCCTAAGGGAAACTTTTTGCCGCACACATGACAAGTGTTTTCTTTGCGGGCATCACGCATATCCCTTTTAAGGAGCTCATCCCATTTTGAGGGATCGTCCATATACTCGCTGACGCTAGGAACGGCCAACGGTTCAAGACTATGCTTTATACGCCTTGTTACAAATTGGTAGTAGAGTCTATGATAACATCTGTTTTTCTTGATCAGTTCCCTGTCCTTGCTATATTTTTCATCATACAGCTGCTTCTGGCGTTGTGCCCTGCACGCAGGGCAGTACTTGCCCTGCACAACGGAAGTATAATATTTGTCTCCACAATTATTACAAATCTTCTCCATAATCTTTTTCCTTAATTATGCGGTTTTGACGCTTTCGATAACTCCGTTATCTAAAGTAAATAAATATTGTGTGGAATCCTCTGTGTTTATATAAGCGATCATGTCATAACCGGCATTGCTGCTTTTTTCCACTATCACTTCTGTTTCTCCATCTTCTTCAAAATCTTCAAAAGCACATATGATCTCATCAGTGTCAAATTCATTGCCTATAAGTTCTTCCAAATTTTTTAATACCATTTCCTCAGTCATTTTATTTTCCTCCTTGTTTTATCTTATAACTAATTATAACATAGACTATGCGTATTGTCAATAGGTTATAGATAATAATGTTGTACAAACATATAGCTGTAAACTGTGCAAATCTAACAATGATTTAATGGTTTTGTTGAATAATTAAATGACATTATTTTCCTCATATACCTCCTTTTCATAATATTCTTCTTTCTCCCCGTATACCCGATAGGACAGGTAACATTTATTTCGTTGCTTTCATTGCTCTAAATTCATCCGCTAATACTGTATATTTTAGTACTAATTCCCATTCACCCCGGCTCAAATAACCGCCGTGCGCAATCCGTTCTACTATGTCAATTTCATCTTCAAGACTTGCCGCAGCGTGAGCATTCGGCGCAAATCTTTGATTTAAGATATTCTCATACCAGAAATCGCTAAGTATGTTTCGCATTTTGGTACACACATAATCAAGTTTGTTTCGTGTTCCTTCATACAATGCTGTCATTTTATCCTCTCTTTCTCCCCGGATACCGCCAGGAACAATGCTTTATTCGATAGCTGTTTCAATATCTCCTATGGCTTCCTCCAAATTGCTAATAGCTTCATCCAGACTGTCGCAGGCAGCATCAGCCTTTTCATACCGCTCCGAATCTTGTAGATTTTCAGGCATGTTATCCCTATATTCTTCTTCTTCCTCTTTGAGTGTTTCAAGAGTTTCATTTGCTTCCGTAATTGCGTCAATAACTGCTTGCAGATTTTTTCTCCTATCCTTATTCATGTCTTACTCCAATTCTCCCCGGGTACCCGATAGGTCAGACAATAATGTTTTTAATCCATGTATATAATTAGATGCCCTTTCTTTTCTGTCAAATCAAACGCTCTCGGCTTAATGTCAAAGTTTGATAAATTGCTTTTTAAAATTTGTTCTTTGTTACCCTTAATCAATGTGCGTTTGCAATCAATTATTATATTATTACCTTCACCATATAGTTCAACAATTTGTTTTAAATTTAGCATTTTTCATTCCTCCGATTCTCCCCAGATGCCGCCGGGGTGGTGGTGTGCTTTTCTCCTTTATTTATCTCCTGTCCATTACATATCTTCTATAAGCTGCCCTTAGTGTTCCGTGTGATTCCCACTCATGTCTTATAAAATCGAATCCTTTTCTTGTTACTAAATATACATTCGCTCCATTCCATGCTCCACTGTGTGCCACGTTTACCGTTATGCTTTCATCATCTTTTAAATATTTTGATATTCTTTCCATCATTGCTGTGTCATTCATTTTCCTCCTTGTTTTATCTTATAATTCATTATAACATAGACTATGCGCATTGTCAATAGATCATAGACTAAAATATTATACAACTTTAAACTTTTATATTGTGCATTTTAACAATAATAATATTGGTATATTTATCGGACGATCAGAAAAAATATCAATATCATTGGCAGAATCATTAGCATATTATATCATGGATAAATCAATAGGTTATAATGTGTACAGTCTTTGCGCTAGCGACATACTAGAGACAGATATTTCGCTAAACCATTTGTTTTAGCGGCTCTGCGTTCCTGCTAGATTAATGTTAAATTAAAATAATAGCTATATGCGATTAACAAATATGTTTATTAGACCCATTGATTATCACGTGTTCAAGCATCATTTCGAATATTTACAATCAGTACGAATCGGTTCAACTAGCGACAAGCTAGTGACAATTAAATTTTTTCAATCTCCTCTCTTAAAAAAGAAATATCCTTATGCGTGTATACTCTGTCGGTAAGATCGGATATGCTATGCCCCAGCAGTAGCTTTCTTGCCAACGGGTCGCATCCGGCATCACTGAGCATTGTCGAAAATGTGTGGCGGCAATCATGTGCGGTATGGGTATGGTCTATCCCTAAGTCAAGTAATACGCCCTTAAATATCTTTCGATAAACATCATATGTTACGGGCTTGCCATCACGCATCAGCAAACGGCTTCCACCCTCACTATATCGTTTCTCGACTAAGCCAGATATTTTGGGGTGGATTGGCACGGTTCTCCCCTTCCCTGATCGTGTCTTGTTGCCGCCAATCATGGTTTTGTCGGACATGGATATATTGCCCAATGGCATCTTTAAGAGCTCGTTGGCACGCCATCCAGAATAAATAAATATCAATATTGTATCTACGTATGGCTTGTCGATATTATCCCATAATAAGGCGATTTCTGCGGCTATGAAGGGCACTCCTGATTCATCGTCATCCCTTTTATTGATCGTAATGAATTCGGAATAATCCTTATGGATTATGTCAAATTCAAGCGCATATTTAGACGTTTGCCGCATTAGGTTTTTGATGTGCTCCATAGTCGCATGTGACAGGCTGAAATCATCTAATATTCGCTGCATGTCGGCGGCTTTGATGTCTGACATCTTAATATCATGAAGATTCTTGCATTTCTTATATGCCGCCCTTGCACAATCTTCCGAGCTTCGTGACAATTTTTTGTTTTGGTTATTGTACTTCCTCTGATACCAACGGTCATACACCTCCTTAAACGTGATGTCATTTTCGGACGTCATGGGCTTTTCATATTTGATGACTGATGCCCCATTATTCTGGTTGTAGATCACCAGTGCGGTGTATGCGTCCATCCAGTCCTCGAAATACCCGATCGTCTTGTAGATGGGATAGTTTTTCTCATTGAATCCTAGCGTCTTCCTTGCCTGGAACGGTCTCCTCCTGCTTCCCGATAGCGTCACGATGCTGCCAAACCCATTCGGCAACCGTATGTGTTTTTTCGGCTTTTTCTGATTTGGCTCTAATAATAGTGTCGTCATGGCTTGTTTCCCCTTTCTTAATAGGGCTATAAAAATAGCCCGAAACCTTGCGTATAGTGTCGAGCCATGATATAATATGCTTGTCGAGGTATTATATAGGCTCTTGTCTATATAGTTTCCGGAACCGCTTCTGTCATCAGCAGGGGCGGTTCTTGTTTTAATATTATTTCCCCTCTTCCTTATCTAATTTCCTCCTATGTGTTTATTTAATCTTAAATCTGTATCCACAGTTAGAGCAAAAGCAATCATATTTCCCTTTCTTTCCAGAAAATCCGGCAAGCGTGCCAATGCCACCAGTCAATATTGCCCCTCCGATAGCCTTACTGGCAGAAAATCCCTTTCGGTCATTGCCCATTATCTGGATATTTGTGCTTCCACATGAAGGGCAAGACATATGTTTTTTATTTGATATAGATATATTTGTTGTCGGCATATTTGTTGGAGTCATTTTTTGATTTATAATTGCTGACGCTGATTCTTTATAAGTTCCATTTATATTTTTTGATGCAATTGGATTTCCGCATTCTGGACAAAATTTCACTCCATCGATTTTTGTTCCACATTCAGGGCAATATTTCATAGAGCTGCTTTCATTACCTGTCTCTAATATCGCATTGTCATCCTCAATCAGTTGTTGCAAATAATTTCTCGCTTTAAATTTATCGTTTTCATATAAAATATTAAATTCATCCATGTCAATATTGACATTTCTTTCATTTAAGACCTTTAAGGCATCCTCAACGTCTCCGATCAATAATGCATCCCTAACCACATTAAGTGCGCTTGCATGAGGTGCTTTTTCTAACAAGATTTCATATATCTCATCAAGCATTTCTTGATTACTCTTTGAAAAATTAAGTTGATATGGAACGATATTCTGTTTCTTTGTGAAAATTTTTATTGTTCCATTCTTTAACAATGTCGGTTCTTCCTTCGTGATTATAGTGACATCATCAAAAGTGCAATTTTCCTTTATAAATAATTGTTTGATGAAAAGATTGTTCCCATCAATAATTATCTTCCAACCGCCATACCCTTTATATTCTTTTCTTTCCATCCCTTACATCTCCCTTCCATTATTCTTAATATATAAAGATTTTATAAATTTATTTTGTCCTACAGATATCGACAGACAATTATATATAAATATTGTATAGTATTAATGAATCATTTTTTTATAAAAAACTGTTGTACTTATACAATAGAAATGCTATACTTAAACAAACAAATGTTCGAATCACAAGGAGGTACATATTTATGGAAGATGACAAGTTAAGGAAGCTAATTATCAAATTATTGGAGTCAATATCAAACAAAAGGGATTTGGAATTGATCTACGCTTACATAAAAGGCAAAATTGGCTAGGCTTTATGCCTAGTCTTCTTTTTTGCCCTCTGACAGCATGATAGCCATTTTCTCAATTGCTTTCCAGTCATCCTTGTCCAATTGCGACAACATATGTACGAATTTCCTTGCAAAAGGGATGTCATAATCACTTCTTGTAATTTT